TCCTTAGGCAGCCGTTTAACCAGCTGGTTCACCGGTGACGATGAGGAGAAGGCGCCTAGCAAAGCAAGTAAGCCCAACGCACAGGGGGCGGCAGACGCCGCGCTAGATAAAGTGCATGGAGAAATCAAAATCAGCGTGGAAGACAAGCGTGTAACGGTGTCGTCGGTGACGGCCCATAACCTGAACTTGTCCATCGCAGGAAGTTCAATGGGAGGCCATCCATGACGTGGCGAGATCGATTACAGCAAGGCACCTTTCGTGGCGTGCGCTTTTTTACCGAGCAGGCCAGTGGCCAAGCCGGTCGACGGGTGGCGGTACATGAGTACCCGCAACAGGACGTGTATTTTGCGGAAGATTTAGGCAAAAAAGCCGAGTCTGAACGTTTGACTCTCTTTGTTGCAGGGCAGGATTACGACCTGGCGCGCAATCAATTGATGCAAGCCTTGAATAAGCCTGGGGCGGGTAAGTTGGTGCACCCCTATCTTGGCACCTTGATGATTCAGGTAACGGATTACGACTGGACCATCAGTACGCAACGGGGCGGATACTGCCAATTCACCGTGCAATATGTGCGGGCTGGGGCCTTATCTTTCCCTGTGTCGATCAGCAGCGCCAGTGTGTTAGCTAAGGCGATTGACCAAGCGTCGCAAACGGTACAAGCGGATTTTGCCAAGACCTTTAGCGTTGATAAAAACGCGTCTTTTGTGGAAGACGCGGCGCGGGATTTACTGCAGCAAGGCGCCACCTTACTAAGTCATTTAAACGGCCAAATGATGGGATTACTGACGCCGTTATCGCAGGTAGAAAGCAAGGTGGCGGACAAGATCGACGATTTTGTCGGCAAGCTGGACGACTATCTGACGAACCCAGAAGCACTGGCCAAAGGGGTGAACGAAGTCGTGAGCACGGTGTTTGACGACATGGACGACATGAAAGCCGTGTTGTCTGGCTATCAAGAAACCTTGGACACCTTCGCGACGGATCTGACCAAGCAAGTGAATACCGTGACCATGACCTTTAATCGGCAACAGGAAGCCTTGAACAAGGCGGCGTTGAATACCCTGTTTACGGCCAACGCGACTTTGTCCATGGCCCAGGCCATGGTCACTCAAACGGGCTTGTTTACCACCTTAAATGAGGCGCGTAAAACGCGAGATCTGGTGTTGGCGCAAATCGACGATTTGATCGAAGTGGGCACGGATCAAGCCTACGAGGCGTGGGCGGATGTGCAAACCGCCATTATGAAACGCATTGATGAGCTGGAGCCAAACTTAGCAACGGAAGCGACAACGCAATTAGAGCAATCCGTCCCTGCGTTGGTGATGGCTTACAACCTCTATGGGGATGCCCGTCGTGAGTTGGAATTTATCCGCCGTAATGGATTACCCAACCCTTGTACCGTGCCTGCCGGTGTGGAACTGGAGGTACTGAAATGAACGAATTGCAGCACGTGTTTGGTGCCAAGGAGGACGCCACTGATCGGTTATTGGTGAGCATTGATAACAAGGTGCATCGCTTTTGGACGCAAGCCACCATTGCTCGCTCTATGGAGCGGGGGGCCCATTCGTTTGAATTGTCCCTGACGGACAGCTTAGAGGCCACTGGTCTAGGCGGACACAGCGCGTCAGCCCGTGCCGTGCAACCCGGTATGAGCGTCACCGTATATGTCAACGATGAGCCCATCATTGCTGGTTATATCGACGATGTGAACGTCTCGTACTCCAGTAAGAGCCATCAACTGAACGTGACGGGGCGCAGCAAAATCGGCGACTTGATCGATTGCACCACCGTGGGTAAGCAATTTCAGGTCGGACAAACCCTAGTGGGCATTGCTCGTCAATTATGTGCGCCCTTTGGAATTCAGGTCAGCGTGGCAGACAGTGCCAAAGACGCCGCCAACGAAGTATTTAAGAGTGATCAAATGTTGGATCTTGGGCAATCCATTTGGGAGTTTCTCGAAGGGTTAGCGCGTTTGAAAGCCGTGCTCTTGGTATCGGATTGGACAGGGAATTTGCAGATCACCCGAGCGGGAGCGGACTTGGCCGAGGTGGCCTTGGTACTTGGAGAAAACATCCAAAGTGCTTCAGGTCACTTCAGTGCCCGTGGGGTGTTCAGCGAATACACGGTGACAGGGCAACAGATGAAAGCCCCATCGACGAATCAGGATGCCAAAGCCATTACCCAGAATCAGGCCAAGGTAACGGCAGCGGGGCGTTATCGTCCGTTTGCTTTGAGCGCCGATGGACCAGCGGATGTGGCCGCCTGTGAAACACGGGCGAAGTGGCAGAAAAATGTCAATGAAAGCCGCGCCAAAACCATGACCTACACAGTACAAGGATGGCGACAAACACCGAATGGCACGCTTTGGGGACCCAATGCTTTGGTCTCGGTGCAAGACCCTTGGATGGGCTGGGATGGGGAGCTGCTGATTACGGAAACCCGTTTGATGCTCAACGAAGGCGGCTCGACGACGGAGATTCATCTGTTGCCAAAAGGGGCGTTTGATCTTAAGCCCGTTAAGGGGAAGTAAACATGGAGATGGTAAACAGTTTAGTACGGAAAATTCGCCGTTTGGCGGGGCGTGCCTTGATTCGTCGAGTGCGCTACGCCAACAAGATTCGCTACTTTCAAGTTCAGCAAGAGGGCGGTATGCCCCTAGACAATGTGGAGCATGTGGAGCATGTGGAGCCCTTTGGTTTTACCTCGCATCCCTTGCCGAATGCGGAAGCCGTGGTGCTGGCCTTTAATGGCAATGGCTCCAACAGCGTGGCCATTATGGCGGGGGATCAGCGCTATCGCTTGGTGATCGATGAAGGGGAAGCGGCGATTTACAACCACCATGGGGACAAGGTGCATCTGAAAAAAGACCGCACCATCTCGGTGGAAGCGGCGACCAAGGTGGAGCTGGTGACGCCCCACACCCATATGACAGGCAAGTTGACCGTGGCTGAGACGATTGAGGCACAAGGGCATATCACCTCGCAAGACAAAATCACTGCTGCGAGCGTGGTGCAAGGGGCCAGCTTTGTCAACGCTGCGGGATCAGGAAGCATGGGAGAAGACGGCACCATGCAGGTGAAAGAGGTGGTTGCCAGCGGCATTAGTTTAACGGGCCACATTCACAGCAATGGCAATAACGGCAGTAATACAGGAGGTCCGTTATGATGATTTCTTTAGCGTACAGCAATGCCTTGGGCGGCTTGGACATTGTGCCCGCCAGCGACGATACGCTGACCTGGTTGGACAACGCAATTTCCATCTCGCTCTTTACCGATGCGCGAGCCAGTGACGATGATCTCTTGCCCGATGGCAGTCAAGACAAACGCGGCTACTGGGGCGATATGGATTTGCCCGATAAGCAAAGCTTGGGCAGCAAGTTGTGGTTGTTGAGCCGTAGCAAGATTACCCAAGAAACGCTCAACGCCATGCACGATTACCTCACCCAAGCGGTGCAGTGGCTGATCGACGAAGGGCACTTGCAGGCGATCAATATCAAGGTGGAGCGGGATAGGGCAACACAACAAGGGGTTGGGGATCCGAATCGAGTGAATTTTCGCTTGGATTGCCAGCTAAACAATGGCGAGTGGGTGTCGGTTTTTAGAGCACACGACATAACAAATGGAGAGTAAAAAATGGCTTTTTCACGCCCAACACGAACAACAATTCAAGCCCGTGTCGCCGCTGACATAGAGCGACACAGTGGCCAAAAAGCCACTCGCCGAGGGGATGTGTATTACCCATTGGCACAGGCGGTGGCCGGGGCAGCCCATGGTTTGCATGGGCACCTGCAATACAACGTCGACCAATTATTTGACGACACATGTGACGATGACAACTTGCTACGCCGCGCCGCTGAGATGGGGATCTATCGAACCCATGCCTCCCGCGCGTCGGGCACTGTGACGATCACTGGCAATAACGGCGCCACCGTGCTGGTGGATACCTTATTGCAAACCGATGACGAGGCGACCTATCGCGTTACCCAAGCGGCCACCATTGCCGATGGTCAAGCGGTACTTGCCTTGACGGCGGTCAACGCGGGCAGTGCGGGCAACTTACCGGCAGACAATACATTGCGCTTTGTCAGTACCCAGTTGGATATCGACGTAGAAGCCACCGTCATCAGCCTGACGGGCGGTAGCGATATGGAGGCCATCGATCGAGTGCGCAAGCGCCTAGCCGAACGCCGTAAAAACCCCAGTATGGGAGGCAATAAGGCGGATTACATCACCTGGACCTTAGCGGCCCATAACGATGTGACACGGGCCTGGTGTTATCCCCATGAATCGGGATTGGGGACGGTGACGGTACGCTTTGTCACGGAGGATTTACCATCGCCCGTGGCCAGTGAGGCACATCTTGCCGCGGTGAAGGCGTATATCGATGAAAAGCGCCCCGTCAGCATGAAACAGTTTTNNTCCGGTGATCGCGAAGCCTTTGGACATTCGTTTTACCACGGTTGCGCCGAACACCGCTGCTGTGCGAGCTGCCATTATCGCTGAGTTAAAGGACTTGCTGCGTCGTAAAGCCGAGCCCGGTGGCACCTTGTTTTTGAGCCAAATACGGGAAGCCATTTCCCTGGCTTCAGGGGAAGACAACCACGTGATTGACTTAACCCAGGATGTCACCTGTGGCACGGGTGAGTTTCTGGTATTAGGAGAGATCTCATGGGCAGCAGGCTAACGAATCAAACAACGGCGACGAATCAATCCTTCGCCAAGCCAGTGCTCAGCGAGCCAGTCAGCGAATACCAGCATGCTTTACTGGCGCTCTTGCCCCGGGGGAACGCCTGGGCCAAGGTGCCAGATTCTCAGTTGGGTAAGCTGATGGCGGGCATTAGCGAAGAACTAGCACGAGTGGATCAGCGGGCGTTGGATGTCTTAAAAGAATCCCACCCCAGCCAAGCCTATGAAACCTTTGCTCAATGGGAGGCGGAGTATGGTTTGCCCGATCCATGCAGCGGGGTGGATCCATCCTATCAGGAGCGGTTGGCGGCTTTGCTGCAAAGCTATCGTATGAAGGGCAGTCAGAGCCGAGAGTTTCTGATCGAGATCGCCGCCATCATGGGCTATCAGATCACCATTACCGAATACCAAACGGCTCGCTACGGCCAGCCTTACGGCAGTTTGTATGGGGGTGAAGATTGGGCCTTTACTTGGCAAATTAACGCGGCGCGCATTAACCCAAAAACGCGACACTATGGCGATCCATGGGGGGATAGATATCGCACCTGGAGCAACCAACGACTCGAATGTGTGTTCAACCGCCTCAAACAGGCCCATACACACCTTATCTTCAGTTACCACGACAGGAAATAATTATGGACTATCCAAACAGAGATGACCTATTAAATGGAAAATTTACCGACGGCGATCCGGTTAACGGTATTCCCGCCAGTCGGGACAACGCCGCACAAATGAACGCGGTGTATGACGAGATTATTAATGTTATTCGGTTCGCAGGAATAGAGCCAGACAGTAATCAATATGATCAGCTTAAACAGGCATTAGAGTTTTATCGTAATGCCTCAAATTTAAGCTCAGGCACCGTTCCTGTATCTCGTTTACCCGTTATTCCAGTGAATAAAATCTACGGCGCGAAAACACTCTTCGAGAAAAATGTAGTGTCCCAGCCCGCATTTCAGCTCGATGTAGGAACATTGAAAAATGCGGCTGATTTAATCGTTGTAGTAAATGATGTGGCGTACGAGTACCGCGAAGGCGCAGAGTTGGTATTACCGAGTGCTATGTCAATTGGCACCGATTACGCTGTTTACGCCACACCGGACGGGCTCGTCGTTTCCGCGAATTTCACCGTGCCGGATGGTTACACAGCATTAACCTCCCGCCGTGTGGGCGGATTTCACTATCAAGATGGTGTGATCAATGAGTACTCTATTTACGATGTTAAATACAAGCCAGGTGCACGCGATCCACGCGGCATGGTGCGAGCGCCATTGGGGATTTGGGCGGATATATATCTTCTAAACACGTCGCCAGATATTAACGGCACAAGTGCCTATAACATCACTATTGCCGATGGACCAAGCCCGCCAAAGATTCCGGCAATCTGGGGCGGTGATGGCACGGCTCAGTATGATGATTTTAGTCAGTATACGGCGGCTCGTGTACTAGCAGCATATGGTAAGCGTTTACCAAGTTCGCATGAATTCGAACAGTTGGCGTTTGGTAGTGTAGTCAATTATGCCGTCGGTGCCGATCCAGTCACAACGAAATTCGACGCCAGTGCAAAATCAATGATCGGGTGTGAGCAAGTATCTGGCCACATTTGGCAATGGGGATCTGAGCGCTGGGATCGCGGTAACGGTGCGAGTGGTTATAACTGGTATGCTGGTGATACAAACGGAGAGGGTCAAATTTACAGTGGTGCGGGTAGCGAAGGCGTTGGCGCCTCGATATTCGGTGGCAACTGGCTTGAATCCGGCCATGCCGGGGCCCGTGCCTCGGTCTGGAGCGTTGAGCCGTGGTACTCGACCAACGATATCGGCGCTCGGGGCGTCTGTGATCATTTTGAGCAACTATAGGAGGAAATATGAAAGGTTTAGCAAAAATATTAAATACATCAGATGATTTAGCGATGTCACAAATGACGCAAGAGCGGATTATCAAAATGGCAACCATCAAAGTAAGAATAGATAAGGCCGTTTACCCAGATGATTATGACAAGAACTTAACGCCGACTGACGATGGGTATGTAGAACCTGACTATCACTATGATGAAAAAATTGACCAAGGTGTGTTAGATCGATTTGGGATTTCAAAAGGGGTGTAATAAGCGGAGGTGATTTTGTTTGCCCCGTTTTGTGCTTTCCTCGTTGGCTGTTTCTCTCACTGATCTCTAACAGAGGGGACTTGTCCCTTCTATGAATCATTATTCCTCGCAAGAGAGTGTTGCCCTGTTGGATAAAACACAGTGCTTCACTCTCTTTTTTGCAAGCCTATCTCCCTAAAAGGATAGGTAACGAATACATTCAAAGGAGACAGTCGATGAACTACCCAGATAGCAATGATCTTTACCAAGGCAAATTTGATGATGGCGATCCAGCCTCAGGGCGAGTAGCCAGCCAAAATTCTGCAAAGCATATGAACGCGGTATACGATGAGCTGATTAATCTAATTCGAGAAGGGGATGTGGTCGAAAATGTCGGCGCCTTGTCTCAACTTGCTTTGTCGGTGAAAAATCAAATTCGTGGTACCTCTGTTATGACCACCACTGGCGACGAGAATAGCATCCTATTGNNTCTTGACCTCACCTGCGGGTAAGCAGCCAGTCCAAGCGCTAAAAGACTACGACAAAATCTACTTTCGAGTGAATGACTCTAACTCCCAGAGTAACGTTACCCTGACTATCGATGGACTAGCTCCTATTACTCTGTCCAATGTAGTGGGCGCGAATCAGCTATTACAAGGCGCATTGGTGACCGTCACTTACCTCGATGGCCGCTTTTGGCTCATCGATCAGATCAACCCAAAAACAGGCAACGATGTAAAAGACATCGGAAAACTGATCGTCGATACAACCAATCATGCCGCATCGGGCGAAATTGTACTGGATGGCTCAACACTGAGCCGAGCAGAGCATCCCATCTATTGGGCCAAAGTACAGACCATCTCCAACCTGATCGATCAAGCCCAAAAAGACGCCGACCCACAAACGTATGCGGGTTACTACGGCACCGGTGATGGGAAAAATACCTTTACTATTCCTAT